CGATGCTTTTGCACGTTTAGATGAAGAAGATTCAGACGGTGATATTCCAATTATAACTTTAATAGACTCAGGATACTGGGACTTTAGAGAGTTTGGTGGTATACCAGCTGATAAATCATCTAACAGTAATCAGAGTGATGTTAACTTTGTTGTACCTGGTGCAGCGGATTCTGGTAATACATATACTTGCATAGCAGAGTTTAAAAAAATTTACTAAGGAGTAGCAGATGCCAAACACTACTTCAGGAACAGCAACGTTCGATAAAACTTTTTCTATTGATGAGGTTATAGAAGAAGCATATCAGCGTGTTGGTATAGATCAATTAACCGGATATCAAATTAAATCAGCTAGACGTTCTTTAAATATAATGTTTCAAGAATGGGCTAATAGAGGTTTGCATTATTGGGAACTAAAAGAAACCAACATTGACCTGGTAGAAAATCAAGCTGAATATCATTTCTTTAGAAGTGCAGCAGATGATACTTCTGATTCTAATCGTGCGCAGGCAACCACTAATCAAGTTGATTCTACTATTTTTGGAATTGATGATATTTTAGAGGCAACACACAGAACTAATAGAACGGCTAGTAATCAAGCAGATACTGCTATGACTAAAATAGATAGATCTACTTATTCTGCTTTATCAAATAAATTATCATCAGGTACACCAACACAATACTATGTGCAAAGATTTATAGATAGGGTTACTATAACTGTTTATCCGGTGCCAAACTCAACATCAGCTAGTGCTGATATGCATATTTACTATGTTAAAAGAATAGAAGATGTTGGTGACTATACGAACGCAGGCGACGTACCTTATCGGTTTGTGCCTTGTATGGTATCAGGATTATCTTATTATTTATCACAAAAATATAACCCACAACTAGTGCAACAGAACAAAATGTTGTATGAAGATGAATTAAATAGAGCGTTAACAGAAGATGGTTCTTCTACTAGCACTTATCTAACACCAAAGGTATATTATAGTAATGTCTAATTTTTCTACAGGTAAAAGATCAAAAGCTATTTCTGACAGAAGTGGTATGGCATTTCCATATCAAGAAATGATGAAAGAATGGAATGGTTCTTTTGTGCATAGATCGGAGTTTGAATCAAAACACCCACAAATAGAAAAGAAAGATCATCAAGCTGATTCACAAGCTCTACAAGATGCTAGACCTGACAGAACAGAAAATGCTGTGCCAAATTTATTAAAGACTAATTCTTTTAAAACCGGTAGTTCAGGTAGCGGTGTTATTACTGTAACAGAAGAGAGCCATGGCAGAGCTAGTAGTGACACAGTTAGATTTTACGACGCCGTTAGTTTTGATGGTATCATTGACACTAACATAAACAGGTCTGCAGGATATACAATAACGGTTGTTGATACTGATACTTATACATTTACCGTGGCAACAGATACAGCAACAACTGGTAATATAACAGGAGGAGGTTTCCGCGCTTACGCTGGGCCGGCAACATTAGTAGCATGACAACATACGCAGAACTAACACAACAAATAATAGACTATACTGAGACTGACAGTAATGTTTTAACAACAGCAATTCTTAACGATATTATAGAACACGCTGAATCTAGAATTTTTAGAAATGCAGATTTAGACGTGTTTAAAAAATACAAAACAGCTAACTTAACTATCGGTGATCCGTTTGTGGCTATGCCTGGAGCTACCCCACAGTTTTTTGCTTTTATTAGATACATACAAATTTTTAGTACAGATAATGTGCGAATAACTTTAGAGAAAAAAGATACATCTTTTATTAACGAGTTTATTCCAAATAGAACAACTACTGGAACACCTAAATATTACGCAAATTGGGACAACGACACAATAATACTTGCTCCATCGCCGGATGCAACATATACTGTAGAATTAGCGTATAATGCGCAACCAACAGGACTATCTTCAAGTAACACTACTACTTGGGTTAGTAATAACGCACCAGAAATGTTGCTTTATGCCTGCCTCGTAGAAGCTTTTAAATTTTTGAAAAACCCACAAATGGTTCAAATGTATGAATCATATTATAAACAAGCGTTACAACCGTTTGTTGGTGAACAAATGGGTAGAAGAAGAAGAGACGAATATATGGATGGAGTTCCTAGAATAGCTATTCCATCTGAAAACCCTTAAGGAGAATATATATGGCTAATGTAATTAGTAATGTTTTTAAAGATCAGTTGTTAAAAGGCAACCACAATTTTCAATCAGGTGGTGACGCTTATAAAATAGCTTTGTATACCTCGTCTAGAACTGCAGCAGCAACAGACTCTGTATTTGATACAACTAACGAAGCAAGTGGCACTGGGTATACTAGTGGTGGTAATACTTTAACTAATAACGGTGTAACTGGTGGGTCGTCTGCAACTACTGCTTTTATAGATTTTGCTGACGCATCTTTTACCACAGCTACAATCACTGCAAAGTTTGCACTTATCTATCAATCAAGTGGTGGTGCAAATAGTGCTAGTGCTAATGCTGTTTGTTGGTTAGATTTTGGTGGTGATTTTACAACTACTGCAGGAACTTTTACTATACAGTTTCCGGCAGCAGCAACGAGTACAGCAATTATAAGATTGGCATAAGGAGGCTAAATGGCGTTAGTACTTAACGAAAGAGTTAAAGAAACTACAACCACAACCGGCACCGGTGCGTTATCCTTGGGTGGTGCATCAGATGGTTTTGAAACTTTTGCTGCAGGTATTGGTAACTCTAATACTACTTACTATGCAATTTTTCATTTAACTGCAAATGAGTTTGAGGTTGGTCTAGGTACCTTAGACAGCGATAGTTCTGATCTTACGCGTACTACTATATACGCTAGTTCTAACAGCGATAGTGCGGTTAACTTTTCTGCTGGAACAAAAACTGTATTTTGTACTATGCCCGCAGCGCGGTCCGTATTCCTGGACGCAGATGGTGATGTTACTCTAGGCGCTAATTTAGATGTTGGTGGTAATTTAGTTGTAACTGGTACGACTACCTTTAATGGTGGCACCGTAACTCTTGGTGATGCTAATACTGATAATATTGTTTTTGGTGGCGAGGTTGATTCTAATATTATTCCTGATGACGATAATACTTACGACTTAGGTAGCTCATCAAAAGAATGGAAAGATTTATATATTGATGGCGTTGCTTATGTAGATGCTATTAATTTTGCAGGCACAGCGATAAGTGCAACTGCTGCTGAACTAAACATTATGGACGGTGTTACATCAACCGCAGCTGAGTTAAATATATTAGACGGTGTTACCTCAACCGCCGCAGAACTTAATATATTAGATGGTGTAACCTCAACCGCAGCTGAGTTAAACATTTTAGACGGTGTTACCTCAACCGCCGCAGAACTTAATTATAGTGATACAGGAGCATCCGTTGGCACAGTGGTTGCAAGCAAAGTTGTAACAGCAGATGCTAATAAAGACGTAGCATCTTTTAGAAACATTACCTTAACGGGTGAACTTGATGCAGGTTCTCTTGATGTAAGTGGTGATGCAGATATTGATGGCACATTAGAAGCTGATGCAATAACAGTTAATGGTACTGCTTTAGCAAGTGTGATTGCCGGAACAACAGTTACATTAGCCTCTACAGTAACAGTTACCGATAGCACAGCTAACACAAACTTTCCGGTTGTATTTCACGATGAGTCAAACACTTTATTAGATGACACCGGCGCGCTACGCTATAATCCAAGCACCGGCGAATTACTTGTACCAAAACTAACTGTCGCAGGTACCACTACGACTGTAGACACAGTCACAATGAATGCTGCCAATGCAGTGATATTTGAAGGTGCTACTGCTGATTCACATGAAACTACTCTTACAATTATCGATCCTACTGGTGATAGAACAATTAATCTACCAAATGTTTCCGGTACAATACCTGTACTAGCGGCTGCAAGTACAACACAAATTACATCTACACCTGAAGAATTAAACATATTAGATGGTGTTACTTCTACGGCAGCAGAACTAAATTTAGTAGACGGTATTACCGCAGGAACCGTATCAGCTTCATTAGCTGTGATCGTAGATTCAAACAAAGATATAACCGGTTTTAGAAACGTAACTACAACTGGAGTTCTTACAGCTAACGCTGGTGTAGTTGTAGACGAACTTACTATTGATGCTGACACCATTACAGCTACAGATGATTTCATAATAGATGCAGCAGCAGATATAACTCTTGATGCTGCAGGAAATCAAATTAATTTTAAAAATGCTGGAACTACAAGAGTTATATTTGAATTAGATGCTACACCTGAAGTTTCATTTTACGGTGGGAATTTAGCTTTTAATAATTTAACACAAGATGCAGACATAGCTTTCAAAGGTTTTGATGGTTCAAGTTTTATAACTGCTCTTAACCTTGATATGTCAGACGCTGGTACAGCTACCTTTAATCATGACATTGTATTAGGTGACAATTCAAAAGCTATATTTGGTGCTGGGAGTGATTTAGAAATTTATCATGATGCCAGTGACAGTTATATAAAAGATAGTGGCACAGGATTATTATTTATAAGAGGTAGTTCAGGAGTAAGAATACAAGGTGCTAATGGCGAAGCTATGGTACACGCTGCAGAAAATGGTGCAGTAGAGCTATACCACGATAACGTAAAGAAATTTGAAACAGCTTCTGGTGGAGTAAGTGTTACCGGAGAAGTAGCGGCAGCAACTTTAGATATATCCGGCGATGCTGACATTGACGGTACGTTAGAAGCAGATGCTATTACTATTAATGGTACATCTACCGATACACTGTACGCATCACCAGGATTCGCGGTTGCGATGGCAATCGCTTTATGATATAAGAAACTAGGAGAAAAATATGGCACAAGATTTTGAATCAAATGGTAAAAGAATAACAAATTCTGCTACCACTATCTTTACAGCAGACAGCGATGATGCGGTTGTAGGTCTTCGTTTTGCTAATATTCTAACCACAACAGACACACTAGATGTATTTATTACAGATGCTGGTGACAGTAACAATACTAGATATTTAATCAAAGGTGTTAGTGTTCCAGTTTCTTCATCTCTTGAAGTTATACAAGGAGGTGCAAAAATTGTTATGCAAAATGGTGATGTATTAAAAGCGCAAAGCGGCACAGCTAACGGTTTTGATTGTTGGGTTAGTAGGGTAGATTCGATTAGTACATAAGGAGTAACTATGGCGTACAAAGAAGAAATAGGTGGTCCACTATTTGTTGGAGCAGGCGGAATGGCATCAGAGGTTATACCTGAACACGATGCTATTGTAGATGTTAATCAAGTTGTTGGTCATGCAGTTCTTGCAGGTCCTGTTTCTTTTAATGCTATTGTAACTATAACTGGAGTGGTGGTAATTTTATAATGGGTACAGAAATAGACGGCGTTAACGGTATAATTAAAAACACCACGAGTGATGGTGATATAACTATTAAAGGTAATGATGGTGGTAGTGAGATATCAGCATTAGTCTTTGATATGTCTGCTGAAGGTGCAGCGACTTTTAATTCTAGTGTAACTGCTGATGCTCTTAATATATCACAAGGAACTCCACTTATAACTTTAACAGACACTAGCTCTTCTGCTACAACCACAATAACACTAGACGGTGTAAATACAACTATTGACTCTAATGGAAGTGATGGCGACATAATATTTAAAGGTAATGATGGTGGTAGTGAAATTACTGCTCTTACTCTTGATATGTCTGATGCTGGTACAGCTAATTTTAACAATAAAGTTGGTATTGTTAACGCTCATGATCTCGGCACTGGTTTACATATTAAAACTGCTGACAGTGGAGCATCTGCTCACGCTAATGCAGATGAGTTAGTTGTAGAAGGTTCAGCACATTCAGGAATTACTATTGCTTCAGGAAATTCAAGCACTGGTACAATAGCTTTTGCTGATGACGGTGATACATTAATTGGTCGTATTATTTATGACCACGCTAATAACGATTTGTCATTTGGTGTAGGTGGAGTTGCTGATAGAATACTTATTGCATCTAACGGTTCTACAACAATTTCAACCCCTGACAATGCAGACACACTTACACTTAAATCAACTGATGCTGATGCCAATGTAGGTCCTGTTTTAACTTTACACAGAGAATCTTCGTCACCAGCAGATGATGATATTATTGGAAGAATAAATTTTATTGGTGAGGATAGTGGTGGAACAGATACAACATACGGAAGAATAGAAACTGTCATAATGCAAGAATCAAACGGTAGTGAAGATGCTACTATGGAATTTAGAATTATGAAGGGTGGCACGGAAAGAAATATTTTAGAGTTAGATAGAAGTGCAGTTATTATTAACGAAGACTCACAAGACATAGACTTCCGAGTAGAGTCTAATGATGCCACACACCAATTATTTGTCGATGCTGG